TTGCTAGCACTCTTCTTTGATCTTTGCATAATCTTTGTCATCTTGTGGCAACAGTTTCATTAACTGCTGTGTGCTAGCAAGGTGTACATTTTCGTCACGAGCAATAAACTTGATAATCTTTGCATTGCCTTCCATTTTCTTGAGCTCAGCGAAAGCCCACGAGCAAGCAAATGACACGTAGAAACGAATTCCTTCTAGTACGTTTACACTAGCAAGACATAGCCAAAGTTTCTTCTTGAGATCGTACAAATCAACTGTGACTTTTTTACCATTTACTGTGTGAGTGCCTTCGCCTAACAGTTGATACCAACGTGAAGTTTCGATTAGATCGTCGTAGTATTTGGTAATTTGTTCACCACAGTCCACAATCTCTTTAATGTCGTACATTTCGTCAAACACTTTACTAGGATCTGTGTACACGTTACGAATAATATGTGTGTAACTACGACTGTGAATAGTTTCACTAAACGTCCAGGTAATGATCCAGTTTTCTAGTTCAGGCAAACTTACAATGCTGTTAAAACTTTCAGCAGGTGCTCTACCTTGTACACTATCAAGTAGAATTTGACGCTTTAGGTTACTTGAAAAAATGTGTTGTTCCCAAGGTGTTAAATCTTTAAAGTCTTTTGCATCACGCAGTACATCAACTTCTTCCGGCCTCCAAAAGAAACCAAGTTGCTTGTCTGTAAGTTTGTCAAACTGGCGATACTTTAGTGTATCGTAGCGTTGCATACCAACGCCACCGTTTGGATCAAGAAAGGCAAGACTCTTGGTGTGATCAATATTCTTTTTAAGATTTAGTACGCTCATATTTTTCTTCTCTTTAAATTGTGCAGCTATCACACGCTTCTTCGTCACTGGTAGGAATACCAGCATCTAAAGGCTGTGATGCATTCATTTTATCAATATCAATTTCTCCCGAACCGTCGAAAGTATTGAAATAGTACAACTGCTTGCCGCCGTATTTGTAAAACATCAACATGTGCTGTAGCATTGTACTCATTGGAATTTTTTCGTCCTCAAAGTGTTGTGGATTGTAAGATGTATTTACAGAGATACCTTGGTCAATATACTTCTGGAGAATGGCCATAATTTTTAGATAGCCTTCTGGCGACTTTTGATCCCATAGTAATTCGTACTTGTTTTTAAGACGTCTGTATTCAGGAACTACCTGCTTGAGTACGCCATCTTTGCTCTGCTTGATACTAACGTAACTACGCGGTGGCTCAATACCGTTTGTGCTATTAGAGATCTGTGCTGAGGTTTCTGCAGGCATAAGTGCCATTAGTGTACTATTACGAATACCAGTTTCTTGTAGTTGCTCACGCAATCCTGTCCAATCTACTGCATCTTCGTGTGCTACTAGTTCGTCGACTTCCTGCTTGTAGGTGTCTACAGGAAGTATACCATCACCATACTTGGTTTCGTTGCTCTTAGGACAAGCACCTTGCTCTACAGCAAGATCAGCTGAAGCCTTGATCAGATAGTAACTCCAGTGCTGTGCCCAAGTATCTACTAGTTTTAGTGCTGCTGGATCGCTGTAACTTACATCATTCTTAGCAAGCCAGTATGCAAAATTAATAATACCAACACCCAATGGACGACGGTTTTGTGTTGCTAGTTCTGCCGCAATAATTGGATAGTTTTGATAACTCAACAATGCATCTAGTCCACGCACTGCCAGTGTACAAGCCTTTTCCATTTCTTCTGGTGAACGGAAACTGCCCCAGTTAATAGCACTCAGTGTACACAATGCAATTTCGCCTTCTGTGTCATCTACACTAGTAAGTGGTTTAGTAGGCAAGTCAATTTCACAACACAGGTTACTTTGTTTAACAGGAGCAACTTCTGGTTTGAACGCACCGTGTGTGTTAGCATGATCCACGTTCATCAAGTAGATACGTCCTGTATCCTTGCGCTCTTGCATAAATGCTGAAAACAATTCTGTTGCCTTGATTGTTTTCTTGCGAATTTTTGTGTTGCGTTCTGCTCGTTCGTACAGTTCTTTAAACTTTTCTTGATCAGCAAAGAACGCTTCGTACACTTCTGGTACATCGTTTGGCGAAAACAGTGTAATGTCGCCGCCAGACAACAAACGTTCGTACATGAGTTTGTTAAACTGTACACCGTAGTCCATATGACGCACACGATTATCTTCTGTACCTTTGTTGTTCTTTAGTACGAGCAAGTCTTCGACTTCTAAATGCCAAATTGGATAGTACAGCGTAGCCGCTCCGTTACGCACACCACCTTGACTACAACTACGAGTAGCCGCTTGGAACAATTTATAAAAAGGAATAACGCCTGTGTGATAAGCGTCGCCCTTACGAATAGGACTTCCGAGAGCACGAATACGTCCTGCACCTACACCAATGCCTGCCTTTTGCGAAACGTATTTTACTATAGAACTAGCAGTAGCATTAATGCTATCCAAACTGTCATCAGTTTCAATAAGAACGCAACTTGAGAACTGACGTTGAGGAGTACGAACACCAGCCATAACAGGAGTAGGAAGACTAACTTGATGTGTACTAATTGCATTGTAATAATCCTTTACCCACTTCATCCTAGTATCACGTGGATAGTCTTGGAATAGTGTAGCCGCAATCAGCATGTAAGCCATTTGCGGTGTTTCAAAAACTTCTTTTGTTACACGGTTTTGTACAAGATATTTGCCACGGAATTGTTCCATTGCAACGTAAGTTAAGTCTTCGTCGCGAGTGTGTTGTAACCAACTATTAATTTGTTCCCACTCAGCATCGTTGTATGCTTCGAGTAGTTCTGGGTCATAGAACCCTGCTGCCACATTCTTTTTAACAAGATCGTATACATGACAAGGCTCAAACTGACCGTATACTTGTTTACGCAAATGATAACAAATAAGACGTCCGGCAACATATTGATAGTTTGGTGCTTCTTCTGTAATAAGATCAGCGGCACTTTTGATTAATGTTTCTTGAATTGCACTACTGTCAATGCCGTTATAAAATTGGATATGACTTTTAATTTCAACTTCGCTAGCACTAACGCCAGTAATGCCGTGTGTGGCCCAAAACACTACTCGATGAAGTTTATCAATATCAAGCGGTTCTTTTCTTCCGTCTCTTTTTGTTACTAATATTTGTGTCATGTTTGCCTCAGTCTAAACGTTTTGTGATCACAGATGCATCCATCATCTGCGTAAATTTTATTTGTGAAGTGCGGGTATTTAACATCTCGCCAGGTGCCCAATTAAGAATATATTTTCCCTGGTTAATCAGGACTAAATTGTCACCTTCGTTGGTTTGTGCTAACTGTATCTCATTGATCTCTGGACGATTTATCAAATACAATGTATAAACTATTCCTAAACTTTTTGCTACAGAACAAAATACTCCGTCGGCTAATAAATCCCAAGGATCCGGCCAACGTTCAATATCGTCCCAATGCAAGTAGTGCGAGTCTAGCGGTAGCATTTGCCACCAGTCGTTGATTGCAAGTAACGCAGTCTCGAGATCGTTACTTTGATTGTCAGCTCGCAGTTGATTCCATAGAACCAACCGGTCTTCAAATTCGCCCAATTTTAACCTAAATGATCAATTGAATAGTTAAATGTACCTGCAAGTGTAGCTGTATATTGTACAGCAACAGTTGTAGACCCTGTTTGTGTTACGCTTAAAATTAATCCAGTAGCATTATTTTCTGAATAATCGTCTGTATAAGTTAAACTACCAGCACTATCATCTGAGTCTTGCGCTACCACTGTAAGTTTACCAAAACGCATAGCACCGCCGCCTGTTTCGCTAAACTTGTATGTTACAGTAAAGGCACTTGCAGTGCTAGTGGAAATAGTAAAAATATTTGTTGCACTACCAGTTACACTTAAACTTGTAGTTTTACCAACTTCTCTGTTATATGTGCCAAACTTGTATCGTTCTCCTTTGTCAAGAGCAAACACACGTTTGTTATTGATATCAATTCTTGCAAACGATAAATTATCAGTTTCGTCACGCTCGAACATATCTCCTACAGATACGTTGTTGTCACCATTGATTTCAATTACACTAGCAACCGGACTGCCTAACCCGTTAAAGTCGTTTGCAACATCTAAGAAAATGTTGTATCCTGACATATTAGTGTTTACGTTGCCAATGATAATACCTTCGTATGCAACACTGTCAAACAAGTTTTGTATTAATCTAAAACCTTCTGGTCCGCCGTTCACTGGTGTACCTTGTCCTAGCAATACTCCTTGATAAAGTGTGTCAAATCTGCTGTTGCTTACTGTAACACTTTGTACTTGGTCATCTGTGTTAATACCGTAACTGCAACCGCTGAATCGACATCTGTCAAATGTGATTTGTTTTGTAATAAGTGCAACAGTACTACTAAATCTAACACAAGCAATATCGTCGCCGGCATCTGTTAAATCTGCTTGTACCAATGGTCCAATAAAATTTACATCTGTAAAGCTCATTTGCACAACGTCTTCAATGAAAAATATATCTTGTAATTCATCAGTTTGGAAACTCATGCCAGATATTTCGATGTTTCTAGGCTCTGATGCACCATTATTACCAATATTAACACCAATTTGCTGATCACCATCTGCTGTTCTTGCACAGTATTCACCTACTGCACTATCGCCAGCAACATCTAATTTAATAATACTGCTTTCACTGCCTTCTCCGTATAACTTAGCATATGGAGGAATATTAATACTATTAGTGACTTTGTATGTGCCTGCAGGGAAGAACAAACTTCGACGTATTTCTGTGTTTGTTTCACGACAATACAATTGAAACATAGCTCTGTTGATAGCATCTGTATCATCTGTTACACCATCACCGACTGCACCAAAATCTCTAACACTAGCAAAATCATCAAGTTTTTCTTGTAGTGTTCTTTGTACAGGATCGCCACTGGTAACACCAGTTACTACTGTATACCCAGCTTCGCTGCCTTGATATGTGTAACTGTCAGCAATGCTTAAAATATCACTGTATTCTGTAAGGATCTCGGTGTTGCCGATTGCAGGTGCACCTTCTTCGATAGTACCGTTACCGATATACAGACGTCTTTCGTCGATGACCCAGCCGAATTCAGCTCCGGCTAATTGCGGTAGGTTCTCGCCTAACCCTTTACGATGAGTAATACGTGATATTTGAACTATTGCCATTTTGTTGCTCTTAATCCTGTGATAAGGTATTTATGCTAATTGCAACGTATAGTATTCTTCCACACGCTTCCACCACTGCTGACGCCAGTATTCCCAATCATCCCCTTGTACAACAAACTCTTGGTACTCGGGTGTACTTGTCACATTGCCCATTTCGTCTGTTTCTGGCTTAACTGCCATTAAGATGACACCTTTGCGTATATTACTACCGTATACTTCGTTATGTGCTTCAGCATAGGCACACAATTGAAGTTTATAATCTTCAATCCATTCTTCTTTCTTAGGCTTGTTACTTTGTTTAAAGTCCATAATTGCTTCGTCGCCATTGTGTATTCCTACACAGTCTGTTGTACCAGCATACACTTGCGGAAAATACAACGGTACTTCCATGCCCCAGTATTCACCTACATTGCACAACCCTTTGTTGATAATTTGTTGTGCCATAGCATGACTTGCCCAACTGTACGGATTACTGCCTGCTTCTTTAAGCATACCATCTAACACATAGTTTTCAAGATATGTGTGCATTCTTGTTCCGCGACTGGCAGCTTCTGTTGTGATTTGTTGTGCTTTTGCTTCGCCTACACGCTTTCTCCAGTTTGCTAGTGCTTGCCGTTTTTCCTCTGGTTTAGTTTTATCTAAAATAGTGGTAACACTAGGAACTGGTTCGCCGGTTGGCGTACAATAATGACGTTTGCCGTTTATGTTGGTACGAGAAAGTTTTTGATAATTGAATTTTTCGATCATTCAACTATTATACACGGAATGTAGATTATTTCAATTCTTTTGGCAAAGCACGTTTTGCCATTTTCTCTACTGTATTTTGTGCTTGTTTTACACTCATTGTATCAGCACTAGTACTGTTAGCACCAGTGAAGATAACTTCGTCGTTTGTGATGTTTACAATAATATTGTTAAGGGGTGGTTTGTCAGCAATATCGCGAATATTACTTGTTGTAACGTTGATGCCCATGCTCTGAGCCATGCTTACAAATGCATCGATACTTATAGACTTTTTAGCACCAGTGTCATCAGCACGTCCAATTAAAAACTGGCCTAAAGCGACCAGTTTTTCGTTACCTACATCTGTAACTTCGCGAATTAACATTATCTACGAGCTCGTCCTAAACTTGCTTCTAGATCTGATTCTGGTTCTTCTTCTGTGTCTACTTCAGTATCAAGTTCCATGTCTGCAGCTTCTGGCTCGCCTAAATCAGCAATATCGCCTTCGCCTGGCACAACAGGTTCTTGTCCAGTGATAACGCCTTGAGCACTTTCGATACTTGTTTTAGTTTCTTGTAGACAGCTAATAAGTGTATCAAGTGCAGCACTTGCGTCAGACATATACTGTTGCGCTTGATTCATGCCAACTTCGTTGCGAATACTGTCAACTAGAGCTGGGAGATCTTTGAATTTCATTTCAGTAACGTCTTCAAGAGTGTCTTGGATTCGATCAACCATGTCTTGAGCTGCTAGTACAACCTGTGCTTGCTGTACTTCGCTTTCAAGTACAACACTTTCGTTGGCACTTTGCTTGAGCATTTGCGCCATTTTGTTTCTATCGGCTGTGTTTGCTTGCGTCTTAGCAACCATCTGTGTGCTTTTCTGCATAGCCGCTTTTTCTTGAGGTGTTAGATTGGTTTGACCTTGAGAAACTTTCTCTGCCGCAGTTTCAGCTGCTTTACGTTCTTGCGGTGTCATCTGAGAAAGATCAGTTGCACCTTGAGTTCCCTGTGTACCCTGACTACCTGTAGAGTACCCTCTGTTACCACGCATAGCCATCGCACCGCCCATTCTTCCGCCTGGCGCTTCGCTTACCTTAGCAGTCAATGCTTGTTCCATAACCATAAGTTTTAGATAGTTAGGGTTACGTTCACTGGTGTGTAGTCGTGGGCTGTTTCTGTGTTCACTGATAAGCTTGCGAACTTTGCCAAGCATACTGCTTGCCTGATCTTTGCTTAATCCAGCAAAGTTTACTTTTTTTCCAAAATAACTTTCAAATACCTTTTGAGATGTTTCTGTTAGGCGATTTGATTCCAAGTCTTGAAGTTTCATTCTCGAATCCTTTTAGCTGATAGTATTTAGCCGAATTTAAACATTTGTCTAATTGATTTTTAATCTGTCGTGCTTTATACAATGCATCTTGTAATTTATCTTCTATTACAAAACGTTGTGCAGAATCTATAGGTTTGCTGATTATGCTTTTAAAGAAGTTAATATCTGCTTGTTTGACACCCAGCTGGCGATCTAAAAGTAATATATTGTTTCTTAAATTTTGTACGCAGTATTTGTCTGCTATACACCAAGCAAGAGCACTGCGGGCTGTTGCAGTTTCGGCAACATATACTCGATTTTTATATATTTTAAACAGTCCAGGTTGTTTATTGATAGTGTAAACACCAAATGCCTGAATACTATGTTCAGTCTGAAGTATACTGTTAGGATTATTTAATAAGTGGCTTTGCGTTATTTTCTCTAATAACTCTGCGGCTCGTGTTCTGCTTATGCCAGAACGTATGTTACCAATAGCCATCCTATTACTCCTACTAGAGTTGCAATTATACCGCCGCCCCATGTGATAATTTGATCGTTGCGTCGTTGAGTCATTGCAGCAATCATGTCATGTACTTCACGAATTACAAGTTCTGTTCCAGCAACTTTTTCTTCAACGCTTTCTAACTTGCTTTCTAGAAACTTGTATCGTTCAGCACATAGCTCAACATGTGTTTCTAAATTCTTTTTTTCAATGGCTTTGGTTTCCACTTTAAATCCTTAAAATCTTTATAATATTTATTTTAGACTTGTGCAAAAATTGTATTAGCAGTTTTGCCTTGTGTAATCATATAAGGTGTAAAAAATAATTCTTTAACACTTTCTCCAAGTCCAATAATCATAGGAACTTGATTACAATCTTCTTCTAATAATTCAACTGGGTTGTTGTTTTTAAGAAATATATCTTGTTTATCTGTTTCAAAACTAAACTGCCAGTATAACTGATTTTCGTTATTACTAAAAACGTAAGGACCGTTTATATTCATTGGTTGACATCTAAGGCTAATACATTGTATGATTGTTTCAAAATTACGCTGCTGATTTCTTTTATAGTGCCATTCTTCGTTGTCCATGCCTGATGTACGTCGATGATTTTGTACTCCTGTTGCAGTACAATCAAATAGTGTAGATACTTCGTATCTATAAAGCATTCTTTAACCTGTAGTACACTTCAACACGATCAATTAGTTCTGCTAATTCAGGATCTGTTTCAGCAACCTTAAAAATCTGTTTCCACTGATACAGTCTTTGAGCTTCTTGTAATGTTTTTGCTGGATCACCTTTTACAAGTTCTCTGTGTTGTTCGCCAAATTGTCTACGATACACTGTTTCGCCGCCGTCGGGTGATTCAAAAACATACTTTGTCATACCAGTATTTAACGCCATAAAAAAGCCCCGGAATAAATCCAGGGCTGTAACTTCGATTGAAGTTAGTAGTCTTATGATGTAGCTAGCTTTAGACCTACGTCTGCTGAACTATTCAACTGGAAACCAGTGTATGTTACGTTAGCAGCAGTAAGTAGTGAAGCCGCAGTGTAAGCACCGGCTGGGTAAACAGCAAGTGAAATCTGAGCAGCGTCTACTTGGTATGTAGCAATAGTAGCTTTCTGCTGAACAGCTTTAAGAACTGTGTCAACATATTCTGAAACGCCTTGCTCACCAGCAACAGTAGCGTTAGCTGTTAGTGTGAAGAAGTCAAGTGCAGGACCTTGAACGTTTACAACAGTACCAGCTGTAGCTGTAGCTGGTGCAATTTTACCGTCTGCTGTGTCTAGGGCAAATACTGGTTGAGTATCACCATGAGTTTTAGTAATTGAAGCCATTTTAATCTCTCCTAATAATGGTTGGACTATCCGTCCTACTTTTATTTATCCAAAAGGAAAAAAATGGGTGGGTATATTCAGTCGACTAGACGAGAAAGGTCACGATAGAAATCGCTTTGTATGCCCTTTTCACGCATTTGCCAAAGCAGTCTACGAATGATTTGTTTGTGATCGTTAGGGTTCACATTTTGCCAGTCACTGATTTGTCTACGCAATCCTATTAACATTTTTGGTAGCCGATCAAATCTACGTTGCAACATCAACATCATGTAACTATAATCGTTATTATCAAATCCGCCACGAGCAATATCTCTTAGATTACGTCGCAATCTCAACTCTGGAAGGCCAACAGTAACATCAGTGTCTATTAGATGACTGTACTGATCCTGCTTTAGTATTAGAGTAATCAAGTTGTACAAGTCTGGCTGACTGACACGGAATCCGTCAAATTGTTGCTGTCTCATGATTTGTTCAGCATAGCGACTAGCACGACCTCTATCTATGTTGCACATGATCTGTAGTGCTAGTAAATGTTCAAATAGTCGTTCAGCAATGTCATGAACGCTTTTGCCTTCCAGTTGTCCCAATCTGCGATATAATCTACTTTCGTTTAACTCTTGGAAAAACTTCATTACAGATCCGGATTGTTCTTGGCAAAGTTTGCTTGGCTAAATCTCATGCGATCCACAAACTTTACATCCTGCCCGACATAGCCTTCATGCCCGGGTTCGTCGTCAATTCTTGCACTAATTTCATGAGCTGATTTATCAAGCTCTCGTATCAGGTCGTTTTTAAGACTGCTGATAAGCAAGAAACTTTGCACCAATGCTCGAACACCTGCAGGGTTTGCTTGCATCCATTCTAGTATACGTGGCGCTTGTGTTGGGATCTTTTGTTGTATCCAAGGCACAAAGTCTTTGATCAAGTTATCAAAGTTACCTGAACGAACTTTGCTGTTGATATACTGCTTGAACAGTTTAGGGAAACTGGTGATTCGTCTGTCACGCAACTCTTGAGGGTTGAACAAACGATCAATTTGTGAACTGTCTACAGCTTTTAACTTGGCTACTTTTTCCTTGTCAAGATTCACACTAGCAACACTGTCTTTGATGTTTTGATTTGCAACAAACAATTCAGGAACATCAGTTACTGTAGCACCTTCTACTGGACGTACATCAGCACCTGGCTCTTTTATCATACTGTGAATAACAATACCGAACTTGGCTTTTTGTATTTGCTTGCCCGTATCGCTGTCAGCATCTACACTGTAAGTGACGGTGTTAGGTGTAAATTCTACCTTGCCGTCTTTAACAGCATATGGTCTTTGCGGATGAAACAACAAGTCTGCTTGTAAATAACCGCGCATGTTTTTAGGTGTTGCACGTTTGATAGTATCCCACATCTCACCGTAGAGCTGTGCAAGTTCTTCCCTGCCGCCGCCTCGGCGTTGTGCTAATACGTCTGTCATCTGCTGTGGTGTTGTTGCTAGTCCTACACCACCTGATTTGACAAAGCCGCCTTTGTCTGTGAGCACAAACTCGCCATTGGGTTTGCGTCCAAATATGATTGCTGGCTTACCGTCCCACTTAACTGTTGCAGTAGTAGGCTTGCTCGCTGTGCGTTGTAGTCCTTGTAATGCGGTAGCAATTCCTCTACTACCCTGATCAAACACTAAATCTTCTGGGTGTTCGATACCTTCCTCCAAGATCTCAGCTTCAACAATAACCTGCATGCCCTGATTAACAACTCTGTCTCTCAGTCTAGCTAACCAGTGTACACTATTCGAGTCCTCTGTGTCAACCGTTTCTTCAAGTTTAATTCCTTGCTTTGCAGCATAATCACGGAAGTCTGCTATTTTTTGTTCTCGCTTAGGATCCTTAGCAAGTGCCTTCATAATCTTTTCAACACTTCCTAACGGTGTTCTGTCTGTGGCACCCGGAATAAACAGTTTTGCAACTTCGTCTGGATTGTCGGTGACCAGCTCGTTGGTAGCTCTGTTAACCAACCCAACGTTTTGATTGATCTTGTAACCCATGCTTTTTGCAATGCTTGCTAACAGTATAGCTCGTGTCACGCCTTTGAAGTTGCTGTCATGATCCTGTGTTAAGTACCATTTTTGGAAATCAGGCTTTTGTAAAAACATAAAGTCAGTTTGCACATAGCCTTTGTCTGGACGTCCTGTGATAGGTGTTTTAAGATGAATGTTAATACCAGTTGCCGAAACCCATTCCTTAGGCTCTAGTCCATGACTGGTTGCCCACTGTTCTAGTTTGGATCTAAACTGACCTTTGTCTACTTTGTTGGCATCAACTGCAAGATCTAAATCGCCCGACGTCGGTGCAACACCTGTGCTACCTAGCATGTTGTCCAACAGTGGTAATCCTGTAAGTTGCTCTAACCAGGCTACTGTGGGTTTTACATCTGTTTGATTGATTCGTACAGTTGCCGGACTGCCGTCTTCGTTTTTAAATTCGTTGCCGCCTTCGTTGAGAATCATCTAAGTTGTAGTCCCATGCTCATCAGAAAAGCATCAACAGCTGGATTCCCTGTTCTTTTAACACTTTGCCCGCCACCTAGCTGATTTACTAGTCCGCCAATTTGTTGACGCATTTGTCGACGTATCCCAAGTTGATCTAGTGCTTGTTCTAGTTCACGCATGGCAGTTCTTTCATTGCCTACTGCTCTCTGCTCTGGCTCAACTGGTTGATCGTTCCTTGTGGTTGTGCCTGTAGGCGATTGCATTCTGGCAATCAGCCCCATGACAATTAACTGTCTGAATAATTCTGCAAACTCTCGAGGAGTTTCTCTGTTGTCTTGAACTCGTTGTATAATATTAGCAATTTCTTGTTTTGTGTTGTTGTCTTTGATGTTATTCAAGTCTTGTCCAACAATGTTTTTTGAAACAAAATTTGCAAGCATTTCTTCATATTGGCGCTCACCTATGCTACCGTCGCCGCCGGCGCCCTGTAATCTATTTCTTTCTTGTGTTGTAAGGCCATTCCAAACTTTGACCATTTGATCAGCAAGTTGTTGCACACTTCGTTGTGTTGCTAGTTTGTTAGCTGTCTGGCGTATATTGTCTGTGCCACTAATAAGGCCTTGTTGTGCAACAGCCTTTAGTGTGTCCATTACACCGGCTTCGGTTAATACTTCATTTACTTTCATCTGCTCTTCTCACTGATCGTGCAAATTTGTCAGGATCTCGTAGTCGGATAGCATTGAGCAGTTTACGCTGAAGATTCTCTGCACTTTCTGCATCGTATAGTTCTTCAATTTGTTCCATTAGACGTACAGCACTAGCAATAACATTATTTGCTCGGCTTTCCACAATGTATCGACGCTCATTTTGTTCGGCATAACGATCACTATAGATACTGTCTAATTCTTCAAGAATACTACGAGTCTTTTTTTGCATAACGTATTTATTTAAATTTCCAATAAGTTTTCATTGCGTCGGCGAGATCTGATGGCCAACTATCCATTTTATGTACAATGTAATTTTTAACAGTATTGTCAAATACTTTTTTTCTATTACTCAACAATCGTTCATAGTGTGTTTCTCTAAGTTTTTTAGCATAATCCAAATCGCTGAGGATTCGCAAGTTCAATTTAATTGCCCAGTAACAACGTTGCCACAATGTCGGCATGTATTGATAACTGTGATCTATGGTATCTTCAAAAATATCAAAACCCATTGCTTTTAATCTTTCTGGATGCCGATATCCGCCTACATGAATAAAGAAATTCAACGATACCAGTGGATGAATAGTTTTTTCTGTAAAGTTTGCAGTAAATGCAAAGTCTTGTTGTTGAGATTCGGTTACCAAATGCACTGCTGATTTCATCATGAAAGGACGGACTGCGTGTTGATACGACCAAATTATACCTTCCGATGTGTCATAATGCATATCGTAATGTTCTGGTGGACAATCTGGATGTAGGTGATATTTTGCCGGTATTTCAATCGGTACAGTAAAAAAAGATCTCATCTGATGATCGTCTAATCCTACACTGTCCCACTCATTGATAATGTGTGTCATGTCAATGTGTCTGCCGGCACCGCTCCATGTATAATCGTACTGCGTTAATTTAAACCATTCTATTAGTTTAATTGTTAACATTCGATGCATAACTTTTTTATTAATCATAAAGCTAAAACAATGCTCAGTATCTGGCAATTCGTCAGTGAATGTATCTTCAATGGTTTTAAAATCGGTTATAAAATCATAAAAAAGATATGGAACATTATAAACGTTTGATGCTACATCCTGTAACATTGCGTCAGCGCCGTTATCGACAATGTACTTCGGTTTTCCTCGTTCGTGTATTAATTGCTCAAGTCTACTGATTGAACATACATCAATTGAATTCAGGATATCATTTTCACTGTCAAAATCAAAATCTATGTCGCCGTAATGTAACCATCCATACTTGTGTACGTTCATTGTTCTACCCTATTAATTGCAGCTTTGGTATATCCAGTTCTGCGTTGGAAAAATATTCTTTCAATCTTTGTATACATTGATTCTTTTTTAGAACTTTCCCAATAAAATTCTAATGTATTTTTTTGTTTTTCAAAATCAACATCACTAATCAAATAATCATAGAAATTATAATTAAATGTTTTTTGCAAAGGATATTGCTCGCCTTTGTTTATATCTATTAGATAAGTTTGTTGCATGGTTAACAATTCGTCAAGTATATCTTCTTCTAAATTTAAATCCAGTGATCGTATATGTTTTTCTACTAGATTACATATGTAATCCTTTTTCTTTTCGTATTGTAATTTCATTGCAGTCATGTAGAGCAAATTCCAGCCGTGTATTTGCACGCCTGCAACATCTACATCTTTGATTTCTCCATACAATGTCCAGTGATCGTATACTCGTCTAATAGTGCGTTCTTGTTCAGCAAACCATGGATCTTGAATCATGTATTGATACAAGTTGTCGTAAAATTCAGCGTAATCAATGTTCTTATACTTGAACAAGAATCTGCTTATCCAGTTGGTAATTCCAAACATGTGGAATGTTTTTATAAACCAAGTAAACACATAGCTGTCTACCATTTGTTCACGGTTCATCGAACTAGTACTGGTAACCATTTCCATGTTTTCTGGCCAGGCATCGTTGTTGTATGCTCCAGCCATAAAGTCATAAACTGTCGTTGTTTTTATATGATATTCGTCTTTCTGAATCAATGTCATTTCAGAATTTTCCAACAACTGATTCAGGTTAACATCAACAAAACTATGAATGCCCAGGCGCATCAACTTGTAAAAGTTTTCTCTCCAACTTTCGACTGTTTCGCCAGGTAAACCAAAAATAAATTCACTGTAAACAGGAATCCCTTGTTGTTCAGCTAATGTATAAATTTCACTGATATTCTCAGCATGCATGTTTCGTCGTTTGATAATTCCAAGAACATTTGAATCAAGACTTTGCACACTAAGTGTTAATCCCCAGAATCTGGTCTTAGGATTGCTTGTAAGTTTTTTAACAATACCAATTACATCATTCTTTACATTCTTTGCCCAGTTTACGCTCCACATCACTGGCTTGTCGTATTTTTTCTGGCAAGCAATAAAATGATCTGTAATCATGTCATCTCTTTCAACGAACAACCCAAAGTTTGCATCGGCGATTGCTATGTACTCGCAGTTTCTCACCATCCAGTCAATTTCGGCAAACACTCGTTCTAGTCCAAACTTTTTAACTTTTTGATATGTTAAACTTCCCCAGTCACAAAAGGTACACTGGAACGGACATCCTCTGTTGGTTTCCAGCACAGTGTTCCATGTTATGTCAGGATTGTTTGTGATCATTTCATCAAAGAATCCTTCAAGGTATGGGCTAGGCAATTCTTCTAAGTCAGTAATTCTAGGTGCGGTTCCAGTGTCGTGTGCTGTTTCGTTTTTATTGATTAACAGTCCAGGCACTGATTCAACGTTGTCGAGGTTCTCTAAAAGGCTCTTTAGAATTTTTTCGCCTTCCAGTTTAACCACAATATCAATGTATGGATATTTTTTAAAGATATAAGATTGAGCAATAGGAGGTTCCGGCCCTCCAAAGATTATTATTGCATTTGAATTTAGTTTTTTAACGGCTTCGGCTAATGTGTAACTGTAATTTTTATTCCACACATAACAACTGAATAAAACTATATCTGTTTCAGCTAATTGTGGTGCTAGTTGATCAATTGGATCTCTACGCCATACTATGTGCTCTAGTTTATAATGTTGTTTAACATATTCACTGGTGTTTGCATAGGTCCAAATACAACCCACGCTGTAAGGAAGATAGTAAGCATTTAGTTCTTTAGGACCTGTTTGAAATCCTACTTGTACCAGGCTTACAGTTTTCATTTATTTTGCTTTTAATCCTGCAAGCATTTGTTTGAGCTTGGTGCTCTCAACTTGGGCTTGTGGTACAGGGCCGTCATCTTCTTGTGTGTTGTTTGTTACCATGTTGCTCTTGGCTTTGATGGTATCATACATGCTGTTTCCGGCGCCAGTGATAGCACCTTGTCCTGCATAGTCTTCGCCTAGGTCACGAATACGCAAGCTCTCCATGTCAAACTCTAAGTCTACCTTTTGTCCTACACCCGAACTGCTTCGTGTTTTCATTGCTTGGATTTGATAGCGTCCACGTTCACGCATTGCTCTACTTGTAAAGATACCAAACACGTTATCAGCAGTGTTGATTTTAGAGATACCCCCTGCAATATGACTGTGATCAAATTCAATTTCTTCAACAGCACTACGGTTCAACTGCGATGCTGTTACAAACAAGATGTTCATTTCCCTTGCTAGGTTACGCAGTTCTTCTGAAACATACTTGTCTTTGATAAACTGATCGTTCGGTGACACCTTTGCACTCACTGGCATCAACAAGTCCAAATAGTCAACACACATAAAGTCAATACCACGCCCAGTTTTAATCTGTAGCTCTTTACAGAATGCACGAATGTCGTTTACGTTGCTCTGTGCTGGCATGTATTTAATCTGCAGGTTACCTGCTTTCTTTTTCATCATCTTGACTTTCATTTCCACTGTGTCAAGATCTTTAAACAATTGCTTGGCCGCAGTGTTGGTTAACATACTGTCGATACGCATAGCAGTCAACCCTTCACTAAGTTCTAGTGTAATGTACACGCCGTTGAGTCCTGCTTCTAACCAGTTCACAGCCAAGTTCTGCATGAACAGCGACTTACCCGAACCTGATCCACCTGCAAATATCTGTAGTTCGCCTCTGTTGAAACCACCATACAACAGTTTGTCCAGTGCAGGCCAACCTGTTGAATTCTGTCCGTTGTTGTCTTTGAGCGCACTCAATCGAGCTCGTGGATCCTCAAAGTAGTCTGTACCCAAGTCTTTTGTAAGCGAAATCTGTACAGCATCCTTGATAAGTTTTTCTACAGGATCATACTGTCCTTTTTCCAGCATATCTGCACTTTTAAGAATAGCACGTTCTAGTTCTTTGCGTTTTGTAAAGCCTTCGAACTCTTGCAAAAACCAATCCAAGTGTCCGTCGTTGAGTTCTGGAATTTCTTGTAGTTTAACACCTGTTACTGCTGATACCTGTTTACGATCTGGAAGTGTTTTGTGTTCGTTGCTGTGATCGTAAATGAACTGTGCTGCTTCTTGTAAGTTGCGCTCAAAGTTCTCACTGTTAAAGATGTTCTGTACACGCAAAAAGCTCTGTGCATCTTGTAACATGATTTCTAAAAACAGTTGTTGTACTTCAGGTGAATAATCTTTCATTTATAATATTTGCCAATTTCCAGTGCAGTTTTCCAGTCTGTGCCACGACGAAGATCAATGTTATCCAATTTGGTTATCCATCGATTGTTCGGAATTTCTGTGTTATCCTCAACATTATTATACAACGATTTTAAGGATTCAATGTAACTTAATTTCTTCAAACATTCATCTTTGATAATGTCAGGCAAATACTTATAATCGAAGTTATAGGCGGTTTGCCAATTAAAATCACTCGGATCTCCTTCTCGGTTGGTTGCTATGTTGTTTTCGAACCAACGATACAGTTTATCAATTTCCAGTAAATTATAACTGCCTACTGTTACATTTAGTCCAAACATAACATTACTAGGACAATTATCAATATACCATTGTATATTCTTTTGCACTTGTTGCCAATGACCGGGCCAGCGTATGTATTCAAAGGCACTGTCAGTGGCATCGATACTAAACCAGACTTGAACTAATCGACTTTGTTCCCAATATTGTATTGCAGTTTTACTTGGTAACACTGTGCCATTGGTGTTATAAGTTAATTTACATTGATTGATGTTATCGATCTTTTTTAATAACTTTACATGTTCTTCATTAAGCAACGGTTCTCCACCATTGAAATGAATTCTTTTAATCGTTGATAAATCCAAACTGTCGATTATTTGATTTTTGGTTTTATTAGCTAAATCTGCCGAATCGGTTAATCCTAATTCTTTAGCCCATCTACTGCTAAACTCTGGGCCACACATTACACAAGCTAAATTACAACTCCAATTCACATTGTATTCTAAAAATTGTAACCCTGTACTGTCTACTGTGTTTTCTTTTGCAAACTGTAGTGAGCCTTGACGTTTACTAACTCCGCCGGCATCTTCTACTTCCCAACAACGATTACACTCAGTTGACTGTACACCTGCTGTGTTTTCGTCTCTTAGAGCTAATAGATAAGAATCATGCTTAAAAGAAAAATCATTGTTGTTTACTGTCGCTGTCTTGGCCTGGCAACACGGAGCATACTTTACTCCTTGTGTACCAATTGGTTGCAAATATAATCCGTGATGTATTTCGGGGCAATGTTTCATAGTTTTCTTTTTAATTTTTTTCGAGACATTTCTATTTTTATTTTGCCCGAGACTGCATTTTCCATTATGGACATAACAGTGGTTAGTTTGCCGTAACGGCATACAGCATCATTTACGTCTTTGATATCACGTTCCCAGTCGGGCACACTCACACTCCATCCGTATTCCAATGCACTGTCAATTAATTTAAGTCCTGCTTCGTCGTGGTCCGGTACCACAATTATTTCTTTTTCTAAACTGCGAATCAATCTACTCTGTGCTTCGTTGATTTCATTGTGTAATACAGCAAGTCCGTTGATACAAAGAGCATCGAACACACCTTCAACCACAATAGCATATTTCCATTCATCCTTTTGCAAGTCTGTGCCAAATACATATCCTGGCTGTGCTTCTTGTATATACTTTGGAGTACGCCCATCTATGTAACGTGTTGTATGCCCTACAATAGTATTGTCGTGTGTAAATGGTACTACTATACCGTGTCTTGCTATGTGTTCATGTTGCTGAAACATGTAAGGATAGTCTGCAGGTAAACACCGCTGTTCTATGTACTTCCACAAACTTTTCTCAGGTGTTAGTATTTCTGCAAAGTCAGGCAAGTCACGTTCTTCGAACTCTATATTCATTAAACGTTGTGTGATTTGTCTACGTTCGTTGGCAATGCCTTCAATACTGCGATGTCGCAGGCTTTCCAGATTGATGCGTTCAATTTCGTCTTGCGGTACGTTTAGCCATTGCAGTAAACGCCTTGCCTTAAATGAGAGATTGCGTCCCATTAAGAAACTTGCTGTAAAGTTACAGTTAAAGCAATGATAGCTCCACGAATCATCTGCTACTTTTAAACCTCCGCGCTGACGTTTGTCTGGGCTTTCGCCGTTGTGTGTACAGCACGGTGCGTTAAACGAAATCCAACCGCTTGAAGTTTGTTTACGTTTTGCAGGCAAGTATTGTAGAATATCAAACATTAAATTAGTTTAACAGAATCTATGTATTCAATCAACCTTTTTGAAATTTTTTGATGTCCAGTTTCGTTAGGATGTTTATTTTGTTCTAGATCGGTTGAGTCAAGGATATTTTCTAACACAAAGTTACAAATGTTTTTGCCTTTTAATTCTGGTAAATCGTCGAACACTGGAACAAAAACTGTTGGCACACCGGATCCGTTAAAATATCCCAATGTTAGATGAATATTATACAATTCTTGATCCGGGCAATTGCATTTACTGTACCAATGATAATTTAGTTTTTCCCAATCAGTGCTTGGGTTCGTCGGCCACCCTATACTGGTATTATGCACAAACCGGTCCCATTTGTTGTCAGAATTTGAACTTGCATCAAACCAACTTTGTCTAATACTGTTTGTTAATCCTACAACAAAAATCAAATCTTCTGGGCAGTAATTTTGCAAAATATAATATAATGCATATCTTGTGCTTTCTAAACTTCCACCTGGTGATGCTGTATTAATAAAATCTAAATTGTAATGCTTTGCTACTAGCCCAGCAAAGCAATGATCATTACGATACTGTTCGTTGTGTCTACTACTACAATTTTCGCCAGATTTGATATTTGGATCTAATAGCTCGTCACCGTATGTCCAACTACAGCCAAATGCTACAAGTGTTTTAGGCATTGCTGTTTACCATTGAATATAATTTTTCTGCTAACAAACGACTACCATGTTCGTTAGGATGCTTACCTGGCGCTAATACAGGTTGCCCTTCGCTGTCCAGTCTGTGCATATACCCTCTGGCATTCCAACTCGGGTGTGTAACCATTTTTGTAGCATAAGGAGACGGAAATACATTAAATATAAAAAGCGGGATATTATTAACCGAACAATGATTGTGTATTAATAGAACTGTTTGACGATAATTGATAACTCGCAGTTCGTCATCATCAGAGTTTACATAATGGAACTTAACAAAATCTTCCCACGGATGTCCTGGATACACCAAATGATTGTGCATGTATTTCCCACCAAATTGAGATTTATTTTTATTAGGGCCATTCCACCAACTTGTTCTACTAGACTCAGTTAACCCAACTACTACCATTGTATCGCTGTAGTCATCAACAGATTGAGCCCACTTTAGAAATTCCCATTGAGTGCTTTGCAAACTACCGCCGCTGATGCCGTAATTTTCTACTCGTTTTGCACCCAATAGTTTACCCAATTGTCCTAGTGTACAATTTTTTTCGCGGTAGAGTCGATGTCGTCGAGAGCCCGGTTGTTCAGTTGGATGTTCAATTTCGTCGCCTTGAATCCAACTGCAACCAAACCCTACTAGTTTTTTAATCATCTATAAACGATGCTGGTTATGCTTCCAAGATTAATGTTAACATTTGGTGCTGTTAAGTATCCTTGTCCCCCGGATACTAGATTGACATTGCTTACTGCATTACCTGTAACAGTAGCAGTTGCAGTTGCGCCAGTGCCTAATCCGTTGATATCGACATTAGGTGTACTAGTTTGATATTCACTTCCGCCAGCTGCAAGAGATATACTTGTAACTGCACCATTGTTTACAACCGCAGTTGCAGTTGCGCCTTTCCCATACTGATTTATTTCAAATCGTATGTAATTATGATGCCCTGCTACGTTGATGTAACTTCTTGTGCTAGTTGAAGTATACGAAGTTTGGCTACCGATATCATACCAAGGCCCTAGTTGCGTGTCAGCACCTTGTGCTTTGATATTACCCGAGAAGTTGTCAAAATCAAATTGGAAAGTATGCAAATCTTTACCAGCAGTGTATACAATACCAGTGTGTGTTCTATTAGGACTATCTATTTGTTGCACTATATAATCAGGTACATTCATAGTAGCACTAGGCTTAAAGTCAGGGTACACACTGTCTACAACGTCAGCAACTCCTCGGCCGCCTGCATAGTCGTCTACAAACACTGCTTCATATAAATCACCACTGGCACGTTCCAGACTCCAATTAGCTGGTTGTGTATCGATAGTGTCTAAATCTTCTTCAGTGAGTGTTACTTTAGCTCTGCCAAAAGTGCTGTTAAGTGCGACTAGATCTTTACGAAGTAAACTGGTTTCACCGTCTTGTGAGATCAAGTGAAATGTGATTGTGCTACCCGAAATATTTACGGGCTTCTGGTCTTGATTGATAAATTCAAATAGTATTACATTATCAACACCGCGATTGATTTTTAGGTTCTTTGCATACACTGGTTGCCATCTCCGATCGTAGTAAGCACCACTGGTATCAGGTATTAAAACAGTCTGTTTTTGTTGATATAAATACGCCGTGGTAGAATACATTTTAATAAAAACTCCAATATAAGCTATTTATGGGTCCAGAAGTATTTGAAAAATTAGCACAACGCTATCCTTTTATAACGTTTTGCACATACGCCGGAAACGAGTATGTAGGCATAATACAAAATCGTGATGATATTGTAACAACTATCTACGACTTTGGTAGTATACAAAACAATGACTTAAAGCAGTTATTCTTAGATCTTGCCAACGTATGGTGGTGGGAAAGCAATCGTACAATACCTATTAACATATTCTTAAAAACAGACTGGGATCCATTCAGGCCTTATCTGAAAACATTTGTTAATAAAGATTTAGATATTTTGCATGGACCGGCAACTAGTTTAGCAGAATTAAGCAGAAAGAAAACAAAACGTAAAAGTATTACTCTTGTTCGTAAGGTGGATTAGCAATTTGCCATTTTAGGAATCCTAGATTCTGGTGATCCCATTTTAGTGCAAACAGAGTAAAGTCTTGCTCGCTCATTGCGACACAATGGTGTTTGTCTAATTGTGTATACACAACAGGTATACGATCCAGTTTGTCTGTAACACTCTTCCAAGCCAGACCTCTTGTCATGGCATTGCTTCCTCCTATGTGTGGCCAGGCTACATATCTCACTGTTGTTCCTCTAATAGATTAATGTGCAATGCTACCAGTCTAGCATAACTGATACTGTGTGATTTTTTAAACACAAAGCCTTTGCTATCGTCGCCATCCCAAACACTTGCAAACACTGTTTCCCATGGTTGTCTTTGCAGATGTGCTTTACCTGGGCGAATAATTGCAATAAAAGCAGCCATCCTTGGAATACTATCTGGACGCATTTCTTTTACTAAGTCTGTATAATTTCCAATGTGTACTACACGTTCACAAAACGGTGCATCTAACAATAGATTCCAATTGGGTTCTTTTGCTAGCATACAATCGTAGTGTGCTTGATCTTTTACTAGTTCATACACACTTTGATTAAGAAAGTCAATTTTAAAGTATCCGCGAGTTTCTGCTTCTCTATAATTAATGCTACTGCACTCGTGGATTGGGTCTAGAGGAATATCTGTTACAAACACACCCGAATTGTGTCTGCGGACTTCACCGTTGTTTTCTTGTCGTGCTGGAATATGCTTGACTAACTCAAGTATCTGTTTTCTATCAGCAAAGTCAATGTCTACATCAGCACTCATAATCTTTTAATATCCTATTAAACTTTTCTACACCTATTTTAGCAAATTTATTATTGAAATACAAGTTTTTGTTGTGTTCTGTTAATTTGTTAATTTCTTCTGAAAGAACGGGTATATTGTCATCAAGCCATGTTAGTGCTTGCATTATTGCTTCAGCCCGGATGCAATGGTCTGGCTCTTGGTCGAAACCCTTTAGATAATCAGGTAACAGATTCCAGGCTGTTTTAAATCCTATTTGGTTGTACAAGACATTGGTGTTTCTTCCCCCAATAGGGAAAGGCAAGCACCTGGCAATAAAACATTTAATGTCTTTTTCAGATATTGATAATTCATCGTTGATCCAAGAAGATACATGGAATGCAATTACACTGTACTCTTGGTATTCTTGCATCAAAAAGTATCCCGGAAGAATTTTTCCAAATTTCTCGCCAATTCCGCAACTGACAATTTTACTGTAATATTCGTGCTTTGCATTACGATTGATTTGATAAGTTGTGTTTACAAATTCTCTAAACTGCTTATCTGATTCAGATTCAATGAGGCTGTCGTTTGTTTCGTGTATCATGCCGGCTAAGTTATTAGTGCATGGTATATTGGTATTTTTTTCTAGTAGTGTTACAAAATGGTGCCTATCTGCTCGATTGTTTCCGTTGATGTAACAAATTTTTTTAATTTTATTATATTCTACAGGTTGGTAATATTGAGGATAAAACGGTCTTGTGTAAAAATCTTTTACGTTTTCTATATCGCCAAACAAAGGAATAATTTTTTCAGATTCAAAATTTTTATCTTTGTGGAACACACTGTTTGCTTGCACATATACATTTTCATTTTGAATTGCATCTAACATAGAATAAGTGCATACACCGCCGAGTGGTTCGTCGCTGTTGTCTAATATAACTAAATCGTATTTTTTAGCGTCAACTGCTGTTTGGGGCATATAATCAAAAAATATATTGAAACTATTCTTTTTAACAGATTGCGAAAAAGAGATATCTATATCTGGAGCAAAGTCTTTGTTTAAAGATTGTCTATAAGCATATAGCTTATCAAACAATTGAAGCCCGTAACCATCGTTGTATGTTACTACATTTATTTTTTTCACCAGCCAGCCTGTTTTAATATTTCTTCGGCATACGCCTGATCTGCTGGATAATCCTTGAACTTTTTTTGCCAAAAGTCTGGATCAATCCAGGGCCACACAATGTGCATTTGATCTGTGTTCATGCTTTCGAGGAACTTTTGTCCGCTTTCACAGTTAAACACAACCCACGGACTAATACGTCCAGTGCTGATAGCAAATGCTACTGCATTAGGATTACCATAACGCAAAAAGTCATGTGGAGGAAGTTCACGTTCTTCTCCCCACTTTATACTGTATTCAATAGCACGTTGTAGTGCATCTGTTAATGCTTCATGTTTGAGATACTGTTGTAAGTATTCGTCATACATGCTATCCTTGTACCAATGATCTAATTTTTTATTATTCTTTAACAACCAATCAATATAGGCTTTTACGTTGATAGCATTGATCATTACACACTGTCTGCCAAACTTTACAAATGCCGCATAGTAAGGGCTTTTAGCAAAGTCTTCATAGGTCTTGTACTTGGCACTGCCTTGTGTCATTTCATAGAAACGCAAATAGGCATTCAATCCGATCTGAACACCTTTTTCATTCTGTTGGTTGTGCCTACGTTTAGGTTCGCAAAGATGTGCTGCTAGTGTGCTTTCTCTTTTGAACTCTTTACTACAGAATTTGCACTTGTACAATTCACTTGTCGTTTCCAAGATCCTTCATTAGCTCCTTGAGTTCTTTCTTGGTAATCATTTTACTCAGCAGATTAATTTCATCTGCTTTCATTGTTGGATACAATTCCAACAATGCTTTTTTAATTTCGTTGTCGCCTTTTTCTTTTTTCTTAGGAGCAATCCATTGATGTCTCGGAGGAAAAGATATTTTTTCTTCTCTGATTGCATCTTCGCCTGGCGAAATTGTAGTTGCAAGCAACCATTGCAGTTTAGGATGCTTGCTCAGTTCAAAGAAGTGTTTGTTTAGTCTTTGGTTTGTAGAAAGTAAATAGTATTCTTGTAATGCTGGATCTTGAACTCCAGTTGCCCAACGAATCATAAGATAATTACTGAACTTTTTGCGTTCTTCTTCTGTCAAACTGTCATAGAATGTTCTGTCCTTGCTATCCAGGCAACGCATTTCATTGGCAATGTTCAGTTTATCACTCACTAGTTGGTCCTTGTAAACATTAATCTGACATTGCCGTCTAATCCATCAGCAGAAACTGATAAATCAATATCAACAATATTCCATTGTACATCAGCTGTTGCTAACTGTTCTCTTATGTATAGCTCTACCTGACTGCTTTTTGGTTTTGGTGTTCCGAATAATTTAATTTTGTTTTCTTCTGTTTCAAATTTAACAAACATATCACTATTGAATGTTACAAAAGAAGTTCCATTTGGCTTCAACATAGAAACAAGTTCGTCTACTAGTAAACCAATTTCATTGAGCGGTCTAAAGTGTAACGCATTTATACTAAAAAAACAATCAAAAAATTCCTGATGGCCATCTACATATATTTTATCAACATAGTCGTGTATATCAGCATAATATGTTTCTGTTCCAGGTTGCTCTGCACCAATACCAACAATGTTAGGATAATACTTTTTAAATATATTCCAACCACACCCAATGTCATAAACTGTTTTATGATCGAGCTCAAACAACTTTTCTAAATAATAAAATATAGTTGCTGAAAAGAATGTTTGTTTATTCCTGTCACCCCAGTTCTGCCTAGGCGTCATTGCCGACACAACTTCACTGTTTTTATCAAACATTAAAATATCATAGTCTTGCAACAGTTGCTGGTATAGCTCGGTTTTTGAAAACTCAGCCTGCCACTGTGCTTTATCGTAACCGTTGATATTTTCTAATAGATTCATCAAAATGCCTTGTTGTAATCAACTAGTTCGCAGTTACGAGAGATGTCTTTTACAAAGTACACACACAACGGCTTTTCGCCGTCATTGATCGGTACACACAACATTTGCCCGTTTTTAAGTTTGGGTGCGTACCAACTTACGTCTTGATATACGTCCACAATCTCAATATCGTGGTATGTGGGACTAAAGCTAGTACGTGGATTGAACTCAAATGCTTTGAATCCTCTGTCGTTGATACTGGTAAGAGGTAGCATTTCTAAGTCTCCCACGTCTGGTTCTCCGATTAGGATTTGCCAATCAATAGGCATTTTAATCCTATGATTACCAATTCGCAGTACCAGTGCTGGGCTATTAAAACTTTCTAAGAAAATGAGAGGAATAAAATGATAATCTGGATCACTTGGGTCACTATTGTCAAAAATAGCAAACCGCATATCGTCAATTTCGTCAGGAAGCTGATCTAAATCAAATGGTTCGTTTTCTAGTGTTAATATTCTCATGTGTTTATTATAACCTATTTTGTAATTTTTGCAATTAGTTTTGGTAAATGTAATTTTGTACATTTTTCAATGTAGACAAATATTCTGTGTGTATTTTTGCTAGCAGATCTCTATTGTAATCTTCAAGCTCTAAAAAATTATACAGTTCGTTGACTTTATCTAAAAACACATCAGAATCTAGATACCAATCTGTATCCCAGATAAAATGGTCAGCGAATTCTGGTTGCTGTAACATTTCTTGTGTTTTTTTATTTTCAAGTTGTTTGACCTGATCAAAGTATTGCTTTGATGGTAATTGTTTTACTAATTCGTTATACTTTTTATGCTGTTCTATTTCTTGTTTAATTTCAACAAATGGCGAAAGATCAAAGTTTTCTATCCATTTTGGAGGAAGATCAGGCCAATCAGGTTGTTTCATTTTATTCCATATATCAACACTTTGCGACGTTTTTGCTAGCTCGGGTAACCTATTAAAATTACTTCTATATTTTTCAAAGAAGGAATCGGTGTTAGTAAAAACAATAACTTTTGCATTAGGCCATATCTCTTTATTCCACTTAGTGGTTCTAGCAATATGAGTTACCGTAAACATGTAACAATTGTTTTCGATAATTTCTTTGATAACTGGATTCCACTGTTGATGATATGCTAATTCAGGATATACCCATTCAGTATCACTTATTGTATTCAATACTCCAAATAGTGTTAAACATCCTAATCCAAGATCCTGCCAACTTTTTTGAGTATTTTGTATTCTTTCTAACAGCAAGTTAACCTTGTCTTCTAAATTTAAATTTCCTTTTAACTGCTGTTCAGCTAATTCTGAATCTTGTAAAACTGCTCCGTTACTAATTCCCAAGCAGTTCATTAAAAATTTTCCGCCGGCGCCTGCTGGATATTGTACAATAACCATTCGATCTGTTTGCAAGTCTTGTGGATCTAGGGTTGGGTTTCCAAAACCAGGAGGATCATTAGACCCATTGTAAATCATCAAGTATCTCCTCTAATGTTTGTAAAAATTGTGCATGAGCCTCAGGAGGATTATGATTACTGATATTATGCGATCCACATGGCATATCCCAAGGTTGAGGTTTATCCTTGGGCCATATTCTATTTCCTACTAGCCGACGCCAGCCCATCGGAAACATAGGCCCTGGGATAAAAATAAAGTTTAAACCGCTGTCCAGCAATTTTCTTAAACTATCTCGTAGTATGCAACCGTCGATATGATACTGTAGCCCAGTATCATGTAATTCTGCAATATAGTTTTTAACAGCCTTCTTGGTATGTTCTGGTACACTAACATAAGGTGCTTCTACTATGTTTGCTAGTGTATCTGCTACAATGAATTCTTCGTTGGACATTAGTTCAGTTTCACTGCTACACTTGTAGCCTTTGTACACTATGTGTTTTAGTTCCAATGGTGCTCGCCAATTATCTGGATCCATAACAATTTGAATTCTATCGCTGCTGGTACCACCTATAACAATTAAATCTGGCTGTTGTTTTATTGCCATATCTACTTGTAAATTAATAACAAAGTTTGTAGCACCTGGCCTAGCAAGGCAATGGTATTCGTAATTGTGTTTATCGCAAAACTGTTGCAAGAATGTACGCTCATGAGGACGACTTGTATCGTCGCTCATAAAACTACAACCTAGACTGTAAAGTGTTTTCACTTTTGCCAATCCAGTTTCTCCACAGTGAATGGATAGTTTGCTTCTTTGTAGTAGGCTTTGCGTTTTGTTAAGTGACGTTTAGCAAACTTACATGTACTAGTTATATCCCAAATTTGTACGTGGTCTTTGTCTTCAGCTTTACGAATGCCACGCCCGATACTTTGTATTACCCGAACAAAACTCTTACCAGGCTCAATAAGAACAAGATTGAATATCCGAGGAATATTAATCCCAACAGCCGCAACTCCATATGTAGCAATGATGATTTTCCCTTCCGAGATCTGTACTTCGTCATAATGATCTTGACGTTCACCTGCTTTGGTAGATCCTGAGATGAACACACTGTCTGGCAAACGTTCCTGCAATGCAGTGCCTGCCGAGATACGATCTACCAAGATTAGAGTATTGCCAGTCTTGTTTACTTCCTCTGCTAGGCCGGCAATAGTGTCTAGTCTTCCTGCTTCTTCTAACAAATATTTAAGCTCACTTTGATAGTTATTATGTTCCACGTGATCTACTAATTGCACAATGTTAACATGACACTGTGCTAGCACTCCTTGATCTTGTAGTTCACTAGCACTGAGCTTGTTGATCACAGGACCTAAACTTACATGAATACTTTGAAACTCAAACTGTTCTTTGGGCACTGTGCCTGTTAGTCCCCAACGAATAGGAATGTGGCTCATCACGCCGGTAAGTAGCGTCTTTAGAGCATCTGCTTTGGCCATATGTACTTCGTCTACAATAACTGCTACCACATCTTCAAGAAACTCATTGATAGTAATCTCAGCAACTTGATTACGAGTATTCTTTAGTAGCACGTTTAGACTTTGCCAAGTGCAGATAGTGTGCTTGCAACCAAATTCCTTACGGTCGCCATAAAACACACCCACATCCAACTGCATGTTACGGTAATCCTTTTCCGTTTGTGTAACTAGACTCTTGTTTGGTACAATTACAATACTGCGTCCATACTGCTCTACTCGTTCACTAAGTGCCGCAGTCATAATAGTTTTACCAGCACCTGTTGCAATCTCTTGCAGGCACTGTGGATTTTGTAAAAAGCCGTTTACAATTTCAACTTGATAGTCACGCAGTTTAACCGGCTGTCCTTCTGCTGGATGATTCTTTGGCCACAGTATGTCTGCGTAACTTTCTTCTGTTACAGGTTCAAAATCAAAGTTGGTGCGATACTCGCGCAGATCTGTTAGTTCAATATCGTAACGCTCTGCTTCTAGTACGGGAAGAATCTCAGGCAACAGGTTTACAAAGGTGCTACCGCCAAGTTGAAAATAGCTGACTTTACCGTCCCAACGTCCGAGGCGGACTGCTGGCAAGTAACGAGCATAAGGTACATCATACTTGAACTTGTTTACCAGTTTACGTCTGGTGTCCAATTCAAGCCCTTCAATTTTTAAATTTACTTCGTCTTTGACGATTAAGTGTGCTGTTCTCATTTAATTTTTTCTTCAAGTATGGGCCACAATTGATCAACAAATATATTTTGACTAGCGTAACCTGGGTGTTTATCTATTTCTGACGCATCGTCAATTTTTAATTTCCCAAAAGAATTATACAAATTTAACCAATATTTTTCCTGTATTCCCCCGGATTCTGAATATTGTTCGTGCATCAAGTTGTAAAGTGCGAATATTTCTTCATCGTCCCTTGTCTCAACATTTAATAACTCTTGTTCATAGTCTGACAGATCACTGGGTAATGCTATATTCTTTTTTGTAAAAAAGTTATCAGCCCAATAACCGTATGTGTTAACAAAAACAATCTTTTGATTTTTTAATTTTGTTTGCACGTTTATTAAAATGTTAACATACTTAACAAGTTCGAGCAAGTGCCAATGGTCATTGTGCCCTTCTAACAATTTATTTTTTAAATCACTTTGCCATTTTGCTGAAAAGTTTTTTTGATTGGTATTAATTGCGTGACCACTTAAATGGCTGTGTGTAGTATACAGTTCAAATCCTAAATGAAAATTCCACCTGGGCAACACACTCCATGCAACTATAGCAAGATCATAGTCATTGTGTGTTAGTTGATTAAGAGTTTCAAGAAAAATTGTTTGATTATTGTAGCCGTGTTCAGCGATGTTATGGACTTTGCTGTTCAATTTATTGGCTATTTGATTTACCCATAATTTTGGATCATTATGTTCTAAATCTAATCCATGACCTTTGGTAAAACTACAACCAGATGCAAGTATTTTCATATTAGCCTTAATAAAAAAACAGGCGGGGGCTTTTACACCGCCCGCCTTAAGTGATAGATCGTCCAGGAGCTAGACTGTGAAATGACGATCTATATTACACTAGCCTTTCGGTCTAGTTGTAATTCTTTAGGCACGATACATTACTGTATTCTCTGCCAACTCTTTCCAATTACTGCTTACTTTGGTTAAGTCAGCAATCTTAAGAGCCATACGCAAACTCATTTCACGTAGGCGATTTTTGTTTTCGCCCATAAACGCAAGAATCTCTTCTCCTTGCTCTGGTGTGAATCCATATGCCTCGAACAGTTCTCCTTCTTGGAAAATCTGTTTGATGCGTAGCAGTTTATCACGCATTGTGTCCAATGTAAGATCCAAATAGTGGCAACGACTTTGCAGTGCTTCCAGATGGTCTTTGAGCTTTTTGCTACGCACGTTCTCAAACTTAATATTAGTTATAAAGATAACACTGCCGTGGAAATCAAACTTGTTAGGAATACCCTCGCCACGCAATTTTGAACTATCCGCATTCCAGTGGATTGTACGCTTCTTGCCTGAGTCAAGAGCTGCCTTGAGGATGTTAAGAGAGAGATCATCCATCAGCACACTGTCACAATCATCAAACACCAGCACGTGATTTCGATCACTGTGCTTGTACAGTGTAGCGTACAACCCCACTGCTGTCATTGCACCTTTTACAACTTCGTACTTGAGGCCACTGCCTCCAATTACGTCAAACATTGAAGCCTTTTCTAATTCAGCTTCAACCCCAAAGCTCTTGCCCACACCTGGAGGTCCTGTTACAATCATTGCACGAACATCGTTGTTGATTGCGGCTTTGGTCATATCGTGCAAGATATCAAAACGTGTTTTAATACGCTTCATTACTTGCTCGTCTGTTTCGAACTTGGTTACTGCTTTTTTTGCTACTGACATCATCTAGCTCCTATGTGTCAATTTCTAACTATACATATAGTATAAGATAAGTTTGTATTCTGGTCAACCGTTTTATACTTTTATTTTTTCACCGTGACGATTGATTACTTTATATTCACAATATTCGATCATTCTGTCTACCCACTCAGGCAACAAACTAAATCCATTGTAACCCACGTGAGCAATCAAACTAAAATGATCGTCAAAGAATACCCAGGTATTTTTAACCTGACTTATGTTATCTAACCCCAATGGCTTGTTCAAAGTGTTTGCATTTTCCACGAAATCTAAATCCTGTGCAATTACAAGTGCCTTCGTCTAAGTCTACAGTATATGTTTTCCCTTTACTGCCTACAACTTCAACAGTGTTTGATTTGATGTCTGCTTCTTCTTCAATTTTGCCAATGGTTTCAAATTTGCGTCTAGCACGATCAAACTTTTTAGGCACTGCGTATTTGTCTAATCCGCGGCTGTAGTCAGCAACTTGAAACCAAACCAGTTTGTCACCACGTACATAATAAAGGTGTGGCTGGTAAGTAAAACCATTTACAGTACCAGTGACTTCGCGCAATATCTTGATCATTAATAAACGTCTCCGCAATGAAGAATTGCAAGCTCGTCAATGAAAACATCAAATGCTTGAGATTCAGAATACTCTTTATAACGATCAACTTCGGTTGCTACATCAAACTCTTCAATAATATCCATAACGCTCTCCTAACTTTCTATATTAATAGTGTAACCGAATTAGACAAAAAGGTCAACCTTTTTATGAGTAACGTGCAATAGCATTAACTTCAGCAAATGCATTTTCTAACAAGTTTAGTTCAAAGAAATGTTTTTGATTGTGTTCTAGCACAGGTAAGATTTTCGTATACACTTCCGCAGGATCTTGATCGCAAAGATACCTGACTTGCTCAAAAGCAGCCCGCCAACGAGTTTCGTTGTCTAAGATATTATCGTATTCTTCGTCGATAACACTGTCAAACGTTTTAAACCCTAACTCTCTGAGATCTTTAAGATGGTGCTTTGCGCCAAACAACACAAATAGTTTTTTTGCTATTATCGGCTTCATTGTTTTTTCAGTGATGAATCTTTGATCAGGTCTTGTTTCGGCAACTATAGAAAACCAACTTTGATTATACACTTTATGCGGAACAATTATACCTAATCTGCCATACATGCCAGGTTGATTCAACGGCATTGGTGTTGCAGCATAAAAAAGCGAAGGAGTGTCAACATCTTTGTCGAAGTCGGTACCAGGAATCCATTTTTGATTAGCTTGATCACCTATATAGTTTAATAAAATTTTAGATTCTAACCTGTGTTCTAGAATACTGTTGTATACAAACACCCTGTGTTCTCTAGCATAACCTAATAGTGCGTTAAATGTATATTGAGGTTTATTTTCCAATGGGTTGGTTAATTTAGCTCTTGCATTGTAAGCAAGTTCAACTTCTTTAGCCTCATGTATCCAATAATAGTAACAGCGATACCTGTCCTTGCCTGGATGGTGCTCACTGTCCCAAACATGAATCCTGGGATCTTCTTTTGTCCAATCTAATATTCTAGCTTCTTGACCTATCAGGAAAATCTTTTCAGCATTATCCCAATCAGTTTGAGCTTTTATTTCGTCGATTGTCCAATTTTGTTCTTTAAATGTAAGCCAAAGTATGTTTCCTGTTCCAATTAGTCCACTGTCTTTGTACCATGTCTTATCGTTGGTAACTCTACTATAATCAAAATTGTCCATAACACTATTTAAAATAAAACTTATTTTGAATCAACAAATGTGGAGTGGACGACTGGATTCGAACCAGCATAAAACAGATTTGCAGTCTGTCGCCTGACCTTTCAGCCACGTCCACAAAATGGCTGCCCCACCTGGGCTCGAACCAGGGACAAACGGATTAACAGTCCGTTGCTCTACCAACTGAGCTATAGGGCAATCTTGGCACAGGAGTAGGGATTCGAACCCCAACGATCGGTTTTGGAGACCGACATGCTACCGTTAACATCACTCCTGCATGTTTATTATTATAGACACAAGCACAGATAAGTCAACCAAAAAAAAGCCCGGTAGCTTAAGCCGGGCTGTAACCTTAAAGAGAATTCTTACAAATACTTTGGACCGCTCCAGGTTACATCAAAGTCGTTGTCTAAGATGTTGCCACGAGCCTGGTTGCGAGCAGGAGCATTGAACCCTGCCGCCATTAAAATGTCGCCTTTGCGGAATTTTTTGTCGTTGTCTACACCAACAACAAAACCCCATACCATACGCTGTGATCCAAGCTGCTTTTCAATTTTGATGTACTTTTTACCTTGTTTAACTTCAAGTCCGTCGGCAAACTTTTCAACGTCGCCCATTTTAGTTTCAAAGTCGAGGTAACGTGAGCCGAGTAAGAACAAACGGTAATCATCTACAATTGCGTTTAACAAGTTTTGGATTTCGTTTTGCATGTCTTGCTCCTTACTGTCTATACTATTATAATAAGACAACTAGAGGGTAAGGTCAACCTTTTTCTGCATTTTGGCTATAAAAAAAGCACCTCACGGTGCTTTTTATTATGCTGGTGTCGGAACCGAAGTTAAAATACCTGGATCAATATAAAAATTACACGTTAGTGTTTCACTTTCTTCAATTTTGTACATCCATTCGCCAGTTGCTGCATCTGGAGTTGATTCTAAGTCTCGTGCAACTGCTACGCCTTCGATCTCAACGTTGTTTTTACCATCAGATTCTGCA